GCTCTTCCGATCTATCTCCACCAATATTGCCTTTCAAATAGCCTGCCATACCGTCCACTCCTGCACTACCTACAGTAAATGATTCTTTAGGCATTTTTACTGATTGAGCAAAATAAAGACCCAACCCATCAATATTGGGTTGGGTCTTGTTATTTAATAATGTTTTTTGTATGCTAGGCGATATTTTAAAATTATGAACATCTACATCAGTATAATCTGCTATAATTGAAAACAAATTACTTCCAGCATCTGGTTGAATTACTACAGTCCACTGAGTTTTTAGAGGAAGAGCATAAGCCCAATATCCCCCTAGTAAATCTAAAAAATTATTTACTAAACTCGGCGTTTGTGTTTCTTGTGGCATTAATTATTTTAACTATTATTAGCAATAACACCGTTGTTATTTTTGCGATGGAAGAAGTGATAAGCAATTCCTACATTAAATGTCATAATTGCGCCATTACCATCAGCAATACTATAAGATATTTCACCAACATTACGAATAGAACATCCAATTAATTCATATTGTGAAACTACATCCAAACGCTTATCTAACTGCAATAATGTTATTTTAGAAAAACGATTTGTAATAGATCCACCAGTTCTTCCGCTTCCTGCTAAACCGAAAACATTACCGAATGTTCTGTGAGATTCATTCATTAATCTTTCTCTTATAGTAGAAGTTTCGGGACAATAGAATTCCATCTCATAACTTTCGCTACCGGGATATTCAACGGAACCGGGAACATTAAATGTTTGGCCTGCATATTTTACTGTATGGTTGACAATTGTACGACCAGGTAACTTGCCTGTACGTGCGTACAATAAATCGGTAGGATCTAATATTAATGCTGGTCCATTAAGACCATCAATCACTATTGATTCCACACGAAATAAATAATCTCTTGAAAAATCATCTATTATCGCATTATCGTAAAAGTTATTTATTACTTGATCTGTTTGCATATATATTATTATTTATTGTTAAGCACCAATTATTTCGCTAAAGTTAGCACCAGTAGAAGTTGCATAGAAATTTACCAAAATAAACTCTGCGGAACGAACTGGTTTGATGTAAATATCGACAACTAATTCATTTTGATCAATTACTGTTGGAGTATTATTTCTTTGATCACAAACTATTTGATAGTCGTATAATCCTTGAGTGTTTTTAGCTCTATCGAATATTGGAGATAGAGTAGAAACTACACGATTTCTTGTAAATGATGTGTTAGGTTCGAATACAAAATATTTTGTAGTTTTCTTTGTAGCTTTTTCCAAATACAAGAACAATCTACGAACATTAATACGATCAAATGCGCTTGGTTGACGCAACAAAGTTTTTTGTCCAAAAATATTCATTCCATCATTTGGGAAGAATGCAACAGGATTTATAGATATTTTATAAAGCATATCACGCTCTTTTTGTTTTGGAGCAATGGCTAATTGCAATGCATTAGTAATACGACCTCTGGTGAATCCAGCAGGTGCATACCAAGGTTCAAAGTTTTTATCAACTTCTGCCATATCAGCAGCAGCAAATGCTGAGAACGGAACCCATATATTGATACCCGAGAAAATATCATTTACTTTAACCCAGTTACCATATACAGTAGAATAACTACTATTTGCTGTTTCGTATAAGTGACGTAATGGATTATATATATATTGAGAAAATGCCTTGTTGTGATCAGACATTACTAGGTTGTTTGGACCTGTAATGAAAATTTGTCTTAAAGGATCTGCAATAAACAAACAATCTTTACGAAGTTTTGAACAGAAATTATCAAAAGCTTGGAATATTGTTTTGTAATTTAACGATACATCATCTCTTTGATCTTCGACTGTTCCTATTTCATTTTGGCAAATAGCTTGTACACCTTTAATCAATCCATCAGAACTTTGTGCATCATCAAAATAATTGACATGGTTTGCACACATTGTTGCGTATATTGTTCCTAAACCAGCTTCACAAACAATGTCTAAATCAAATAATTCATCATTTTCAATTTTACGAAGAGTACGATCTATTTTAAATGGTAACAATCCAATGCTCTTTCCAGTAGTTGTAAATGAAGAATAGCATCCAATTGGGAACAATGCATCAGAACTATCAATATAATTTTGAATTTGATTTAGGTCATGTAAATGGTATCCATAAGATTCAGCTACATTTTCAAACCCATTAACTAAATTATTTTTTGAATTTTTAGTTAATACACGAACCTTTTTAATTGGTACTCCAGTGTCATCTAACCATGGTCCAATGTTTTTAGAACTAATATAACTATTAACAAACAATTGAATATTATTAGATCCATTAACAGTATTTTCAATGAAGAAACTTTGAGGAATTCCACCATTAGGATTATTTACTTGACGATAATGGTCAAATGATCCAGTTCTTGCTTCTTCAAAAGCAAATCCTAGTGTTACTGCATCGGGATTATAAGGACTAGTACGAAGTTTGAATAAACCAAAAGAAATAGTATCATCAAATTTCTCTGTAGTAATATCAGCAAATGGGAATGATGTTTTTTCTAATGCTTCGGAGATACTATCAGAATTTCTATTACTGCCAGAATCTGCTGTTGCAGAAAGTGGGAATGAAAGTTTTGATACAGGAATCTGCATGTATTTTGTTGATGCACTTCCACCATTTACTTTTAAACCAGTTGCAGTAGAAGGTTGACCATTAGTGTATATTGCTTTAATAGCAGTATGATCTGTATTGGGTTGAATTCCTGTATTATCAGCCAAACCAATATAATGTCCTTCAAATCTATTATTAATAGTAGACTGAATTTTATTGACAATAATCATACCTGCTTTTCCGAAATCAGCAGGGCTGTTAATATCGGATACTGATCCAGAATTTTTAGACCACACATAACTGGTATTAGCAAATGCAGATCCGTCCAATACTCCTTGATATTGTTCTAAAGAAAGGTCAAAGAATTTTGGAGCACCTAAAACATAAGTACATTTATTTTGTAAATCAGATTCCAAATCTGTAGTTACTACAGTTTCTGGGGATTTTACAAAATATTTAGCAATTGTTTTTGCACTCAAAGCTAAATTTCTGTAAGAAGCAATCAGACTTTGATAATTGTTTGTATAATATTGGTTTAATCCTGCAACTAATGCAGCACCTTCAACTGTATTAAATACGTCATAAGATGTTAATCCGACTGAAGTTAATGCATTTTTTATTACATACAAACTAGGTACAGAATCAATTGCGGTATCAACAGTTGATAATTGGAAAAATTGTGAATTTACTAATGCAGTATTTCTGTAAACTTCTGATTTAGTTGTAAGTGTAGATTTTACAAATACTGATGCGGTATCTCTTGCTTGAGTTGCTAATGCACTAACATCAGCACCTAAAGTTACATCAACATCTGAACTTGTATGATTATTTTGATAATATGTGTTCCAACCATCAATCAAATCTTGTCCAGCTTTTAAATTAAAAATTTGATAGGTTTGTAATCCATTAGTTTGTAAGTTTGATTTAATACCCAACAATTCTCTATTTGCATTGATTTTTATATCTACAGATGACAACAAAAACATAGTAGATAACACTGGAATTGATGTATTTGTATATTGTTCTGTAAATTTTTGTTTTACAGCTACTACAGGATATACTAATGCTCCGTAAGAAGTTCCATAACCGTCTCCAGTGCCATCACCATAGGGCATACGGCTAACATATAGATTTCCAGTAGAACTATTCAATATTTGTCGAGCACTGTAATAAAAATATCTTTCAGCAGAATTTGTAGGTACTCCGTATACTTGTTCGAATTCTTCTAAAGATGTTATCTGTAGAATTTCGTCGGACGGTCCTTTTCCAGCAAAACCAGTCATGAATATATTAGTTCCTGCTGGTAACACTGGTGATAAGGAAAGATCTTTTTCGATAATTTCTACACCGGGGGATTGTATGCTTCTTGCCATAAAGATATTTAGCATTTTTTACTTGATTTTTTTTATACTTTCAATAAATTTGTTTCGATTCTTCTAAAAACAAATTCAAAACTTGTCTCTACTTCTCCAGCATCTCTATGGTTGTAAGTTATATCCCCAAGACCTACAGGAAATGCTGATTTATATGTCCATTGGATGACATCATTATGAAATTCATCTTTAGCAGTTAATATAAAATCAGTAGAATATTTCCCTAATCCCATATCTTTATTATAGAATTCAGATCCATCATATATTCCTGTTTTTTCATTTCTTAATAAATCTAACCATTTATGAATTACCCAATAATTATTGAATTCGTTATCAATAGTAAAATTAACAGAAACTGGTTCATATGATGGTTTATTGTGTGATGACACAAAAACCGTACTTCCTGCATATCTGGCTTCTTCTGCTGGGATTGAATTTTTAGGAACGACTACACCATATATAGCAAATTGAATTGAATCTAAATTTACATTACTGTTACTTCTATCAAATTTTTTGTTATGTGGTATTAATTCTTTTGGTAAAACCAAAGTAAGAGTAAATTTATCTTTCCTTGATTTATTTAAAAATGACTGATCATAATGATTCATGTTTATATTTAGTATAAATTAGCCCAACCCTGACCTAATAAGTCATCCATTTCTGGATTTTCTGAAGTTTTCCCGCTTCCCATAAAAACTGGTAATGCATCTCCTCCTAATCCAGTTTTTTCGTTTGTATATATTGATGTTGGATTTTCAAAATAACGTACACCATAATCCATTGATTTAATTATTACAGGTTTACTATTTTCGTTCTTTTCTACTATATCAAAATAAATTGGAGCTATTTCTTCGTGTAATACCATTAGTGCCCATGCTAATGACATAACTCTGTCATCATGAGATCCATGTTTTGCACCCCATGTACCGTTTTTTTGTTTTATAAAATCTTTTAATTCAATTACAGTATCAACATCATTAATTTGAACGGATTTCATAGTGTTAATCCAATACCGTTGATTCATTACCGCATCATACTTAGTATTAGTATGTGCAACTATGCCATGTTGATTTGATTTTCTGTTAACAACTTTATTAATTCCCCAATTTACAATATTATCATAATTAAAATCACGTTTTAAATTATCCACCACTTGAGCACCACATCCATTTCGTTCTATCATTGCCAAAGGATTTCCCCAATGTTGTAATATTTCGGCTAGTTTAGGTGTAAATTCAGATGGAGATATTTTGTTATTATGATATGTAGCAACTTGTTTTATTCTTTTAGGCTCGGTAATATCTAAAATTTGTATAACTGAAGCATCTTTACCAACACCTTCTGATATATCAACACCAGCTACATATATTTTTTCTTCATTCGGTTTTTCCCATAAAAGATACTTTCCATCATCATATACATACATGGGTTCCATTGTGTATCTCTTCATTTCGTCGAAAAGTTCAACATCAATAGCAGATTCTCCCACTTCATCAAATTCGCAATTAAATTCGCGATTCCAGGCACTAGGATCTGCCATACCACTTATTGTGTCTTTAGCCCATTTTTCGTCTCTATCGGGAACTTCATTCCACAGAACTTTCATATGTACCCAGTTATTTTTTCCTTTTAACGATTCATCATATAATCTATAAAATAGTCCTGACGTATCTCTTGGAGTAGAGGCCATTATAATTTTTGATTTTTTTGAAGAAGAAATAATAGGAAAAACAGATGCCCAAAATTCATTTAACATGTTTGGCTCAATCCAATCAGCTTCATCAATAAATAATAAATTAGCAGAAGAACCACGACCTGCTGTACCTGTTGTGGTGGTAATACCTATACGAGAACCATTTGCAAGTTCCATTGATTCTAATCCATAATATTGAACTGGAGCTTTTAACCAGTTTGGAAGATTTTCATATCCAAATCTAACTCTTCTAAAGATTTCTTTTGCTGTATTTTCTTTGTTTGCGACAAGCAACAATCTTTGATCATCTTGAAATATTGCAACCCACAATAAAAATATTGTAGAAATCGTAGTTTTTCCCACCTGTCTACTAAACAACAATAAATTAAAACGATTATCAAGTATCATTCTTAATGCTTTTTTTTGAAATTAATGTAATTTAATTTTTTGTTTTCCTTCGTCTGTGTTTATTATATAAAAATAATTTTCAGCAAAATGCAAAATATTTTCTTTACATTTTTTCAACTCTGCTACCATTTCTGGTGTCCATTCAAATTGAGCTTCTACCGTTGGTAGAGCTGGATTATTCATGTAAATTTCTTTTTTTGGATTTCTAGCCATACTTATACTTAATAAAAATTAAAAAAAAAGTTAAAATTTTAAGAAAAATAACATCATCGAGAGTAAATAAAAATATGAGCAATAAATCTCTATTCGAAAAGTTGTTTGAAGAAGTAATGGAAAGTGATGAACAAGCACTCGGCATTGAATCCACCCCTGAAGGTGGCGAAGGTGGCGAAGGTGGCGAAGGTGGTGGTGAATTTGGTGAAGAAGAAGGTGGCGATGAAGTCACTTTGACTTTGGACCGTTCTACTGCACAAGCATTATATGACATTCTCGGTGGTGTTCTAGGTGGTGGTGAAGAAGAAATGGGTGGAGAAGGCGAAGAAGAAGGTGGAATGGGTGAAGAAGGAGAAATGGGTGGAGAAGAAGAACAATTTGGTGGAGATGAGTCTTCTGAAAGTTGGGATAAAGAAGAAGAAGAAGATGATGAAGGATTGCAAGAATCCCCTCAAGCTAAATATGAAAACTACCCAAATAAGGGAGAATCTTTGAGAAATCGTAGTCAAGTTGTTAATGGTGCTTTGGCTGCTAAAACTTCTGGTCAAGGAAAAGCGGAAAAAACTTCTCAAACTTCTGGTACTGAAAAGTACATGCCTTTCAGTACAAAATATGATGACGGAAAGTCTATGAAGGCAAAAGGAAGAGCTGCTAATGTAAGCGGACCTGGTAAATCAGTTTTCCATCCTTAATTAATTAAAAATAATTAAAAATTTAAAAGGGGACTCGCAAGAGTCCCCTTTCTTTTTGACTAAATACTACTATGATGTCTTTTAAAGAGTTTTATTTAGTTCAAGAATTATCAATCCCTTATCATCGAAGGGATTCGGTTCTAGTAAATCCTAACAAAACTGGATTAATTGCAAAACGTCATAAAGATAAAAATGACATTAATTATGTTAATAAAGACAAAGAACATAATTTAGGACTTATGACTCCAAAAGACAATCAAGAAATTTCTGACAAATATAATATAAAAATTGATAATATCCCAATGGGTAGAGCTAAAAGATTAGGAAAAAGCAAATTTGTAATTATTAAAACTCCTTTAGGAATTAAACAGGAGGTAAGATAATGCAAGATTGTTATTATAGTGGTGCTGGTAATGGAAGTTTATGTTATGAATTATACGACAAAACACGTTTACAACCAGATAGAAAAGTATTAGCAAATGTTGCAGAAGAAATGGTTCAAGCAATGGGTCAAAAAATTGACTATTGGGTGAACACAACTACTACTTCTGGGGCAGACATGATGTATGGTGAACAACCAACTAGTGTATATCACGGACCAGTACCAATGAAAATGATTATAAATCTTAATGAAAGCAGTTTATCATTAAGTAAATTCGGATTTCAATCTGATGATGAAGTTGTTGGATATATGGCTTTTAATAATTTCCTAAAAGGGATGTCAGGTCAAACTATATATAGTGAATTAAATCATGTTGTTGAACCAAAATCTGGTGATGTATTCCGCATGACAGAATATGGTAATGATCGTGTTAATGGAAGATCTGGTAATTTTTTCCAAATTACAGAAAGAAGAGATCAAGACATTGGTGATAGTATAAATCCATTAGGGGGACACTATGGTTGGAAAATTACTGCCAAACGTCTAGAATATAGCTGGGAACCGGGTCTTCCACAAGAAACCGAAAATGATCAGGTTAATGACGACACGTTCTATGGTAAGCTTTCTAGCAACATTGTTGGAGAAGTTTCTTCTGCTGGTAAATCTTATGAAGGAT